AAGGTGGAAAATTTGTTCAAGGTGCTTTAGATGTTAAAGAAGGTTTGTCTAGTGGTTCTAATATTGGAAAAGCTCTTACATTAACTAAAGATGTTTTGCCTGGTGTTGATGAAGCGGCTGAGGGTGCTTCTTTAGCTTCGAAGGCTTTAAGTGGACTTGGTGGAGCGGCTGCCATAGCAACAGGGGGTTTAGCGGCTGGAAAAGATATTGAAGGTTTAATTGATGGAAAGGGTATGGCTTCCTTTGGTGCTAATGATGCTGAAAAAGTCGCTAATGCTTCTGAAATTGTTGGAAGTGCGCTTAGTTTCGTTCCTGGAGGTGAAGTTATTGGAGGACTTATTGCTGGTGTTGGTGGAATCATTAATTTTTTTGGTGAGAAAGAAGAAAAAGAGGACAAGGAAGCCGCAAAGCAAAAAGCAGACAAAGCAATAGATAGTGAAGTTGCATCAATTGCTTCATCTGGTCCAAGAAGTGCTGGAATGGCAAGTTTAGGTATGATTTCAAATATGTCTAAAACTGCTGATGTTATGTCATCAGGTTCAGGAGCTTTTTAAATTTTAGTTTTTAATTCTTTTTTAAATTTTTAAATAAAATAATAATATTTTAATTTTTTATATTTTTATTATTTAAATAAATATGTCTTCTTTTTTTGGCAGTAATGAACAAAAACCAATTACTCAAAAATCACTTACATTTAATTCAAGTAATGGTTTAGAGTATGTGCAAAACAATAGAATCGTTATTGAAATTCCGGCTGATAGTTGTGCTTTTTTTGACCCTTCTTCTTCTTATTTAAAAATGAACGTTCAAATTAGAACTAATACACCTGCTAAAAATTATCTTCTTCAATTAGATACATTTCTTGGAGCAGGAATCTTATGTCGTGATATTATAATTAAAAATCTTCAGGGAGTAACACTTGAAGAATTAATTTCAGTAAATACAATGTTAAATGTAATGGAAATGTATAGTGATAATATTAACAATCAACAGAAAGCTGGATTAACTAGTGGTCAAGTTTTACACAATCCTAATCAGAGAACCTGGCACGGTAATTTATCTTCAATTCCTAAATCTCGTCAAACTAATAGTGAATTTAATCCTTGGTTTGTTAAAGATGCTACTGGAAATGCTACTTATTGCGTTGTTCCAATTTGCTTAAAACTTCCAACTTCTATTTTTTCAAGCAAACGTATATGGGCCAATCAAATGTTTTCTGGTTTGCGCATCGAAATTTTGCTCGAAGACGCATCTAAGTGCTTTAAATTGTTAAGAAATGCTACTCCACCTTCTACTTCAGAGCTTCCAATAGCGCTTCCTAATGTAAATGATGCGGCTTATTTACCTGTTCTAGACCACGTTGGAGCCGGTGTTGAAGCGTCGGGTTTTCCTGCGGCGGCAACTGAAACTGTTATTTTCCTTAGTTGGAAGAATAATATGGTTGGTCGAACTCAAGTAACTGGAACGGCTGCTAATGCTTGTCCGTTTTGTGTTGGTGAATCTATAGGCACTGAACATAATGCTCTTCCTGTTGAACTAGGAGATATAGCTAGTATTGAATGGGTAAAATTTGGTGTCCTACCTATCGCAAAATATCAAATAGCCATAACCTTAACCGCGGCTTATACAACAACGCATGTTATACCTGCTGGAAGTTATATTTTCTCAACTGGTTTTGCTAATAGAGGAGCTAAAGACCCTGATTATTTAGTCTCAGATGTGTCAATGGTTATTGAACAAGTATTTCCTGAACCGTCTTATGTTTCTATGATGGAAAAAGCAATGAGAGAAGATGGTGGATTGGTTTATGATGCTCACGCGTGGAGTAATTATAGACACGCAATTCCGGCTGGTTCTGTTGTGTCAACTATTCAAATGAATGTTTTACAACATATGGCTAAAAGTATTATTTGTATTCCTACTCAAAATAATAATGCTTCTTTAGCTGATAATTGTGTTAATTATGGTGATAGACGCAATGGTATTAGTGGATTTTCTAACACAGTTCAAAATATACAATGGTTTTATAACGAAAAATTCCAACCTGATAGACCAGTAGAAACTGACAAAATTAGTGCTGGTGCGTGGAATGGAATCAGTGCGGCTGTTCCGGCACAAGTTTATAATGGTCAATACATTGCTGAATTATCAAAAGCTTTAATGTTTTTTGGTGTTCCAAATGCTAGAACACTTTTAAATACTCACGGTAATATGGTTTATCCAAGAGCATTAGCACTTAATAATCAAGTTGTAGATTTAACTAATGGAGATTTTCAAATGATTGCTAATTATACTTTAACTGTTGGAAATATGCTTCTTAATTGTTGGATTGCTTCTATTAGACGTTTTAAAGCTACTTCAACTGGAGTAGAAGTAATTCTATAATTCTTCTTTATTTTAAAATAATTTCTTTTTAATTTTTTATATTTTTAATATTTAAATAATATGTCATCTGAATATTTTAACATCATACCTTCGAACAATAGTTCTACAGGATATGCCTTTTCTGAAGGGCAATCATTAATTAACTTTGTTATTGGCTCTCAACCAAATCGTTTAGTTGGAACGTCTGTTCGTCTATGTGGACGTTTCAACGTAAAGGCGGCGGCTGGTTTGGCTGCAGGTCAATTTAATATTAATCCTAGAGTTGCTTTATTAAGTCTTATAGATTCTATTTCTATTTCTAGTCATCAGAGTGGGCAAAATATTGAGACCATAAAATTCTATCCACGTTTCCTTAGTAGTTTCTTAAGTTCAGTCCAAAGTGAAAATGACTTACTTTCCTTTATGAGTGTTACGCAAGGTTCTACTGATGCTGTTGGTGCTGCCATTGATGGTGTTAGTGCTCATGCTATTGACCCCGCTACAAACGTTCAAGATTTTTCTATGTCAATTCCTACAGGCCTTCTTCTCTCAGAAATTGGAATTCCATTAGATTTATGTGGTGGACTTTTTATTTCCATTAATTTGAGTAATGACCAATCTGTTTTTAGAGCTAATGATACTAAACTTCCACAATATTCATTAACAAACGTTCATCTTAGTGGATTAATTAATATGGGTTCACCTGCTATTTCTTCAATGGAATATAATAGTATTACTAGTTTTTATGGAATTGTAAATTCTGGATACGCTTCAATTCAATATAATCTTGGTTTATCTCGTGTTCTTGGTGCGTGGTTAAATTTTGTTCCTTCTGAATTTATTAATAATTATTTATATGATGGTGTTGCCACTTATCCAATAATGACTAGTAAAACAGTGCCTGCCAAACCTGATAGTGTTAGTTTTCTTCGTGGAGGTTCCCGCTATCCTTTAGACTATAATTTAGTTGATAATTTTACTGAAAATCAAACATTATTTAATAGTCAAGTTGTTAGAAATTATTTAAGTGCCATTAAAAAATTTTCTAATATTGGTAGAACTGCTTGCTCTCCTTTAAACACGAATATTACAAGTAATATGGCTACTGGTTCTGATAATGTTTCAGGAGAATCTGTTTATGGAATTGGTGTTCGTTTTGATAATACTAGTGATGCGGGTGTAGATTTTACTAATATTCCCTTTGGTGTCGTAATTAAATCTGATATTGTTACTAATTATAATAATAGCGCCTATTTATTTACGCATCACAAAAATACGTTACTATTTGGTAAAGATGGAATTCAGGTTCTTAATTAATAAATTTAAGTTCCTTCTTTTTTTTTAAAATAATTTCTTTTTAATTTTTTATATTTTTAATATTTAAATAATATGTCTAATCCTTCACCACTTCGTAATTATTCAAAAACCCTTTCACCTGACATTTCTTCTAAAAATGAAGAAAGATGTCTTAAGAAAGAAATACCAGATTTATTGAAAATTAATTGTAAAAATCATATGATGAATCAGATTTTAGATACTTCAATTCTTGATGGTGTCGTGTCAACAAATAAATATGCTAGATTTTCCTTAGATAGAGGTCGTGGAATACTTCATAGTAATAGTAAGGTTCAACTCTGTATGAAACGTATTGGAGCGGCGGCTGATGATGCTAAAGGAATTTTCTTTCCTTGGTCAACTGGAATTGCTTCAACAATCGATAAGGCCATTCTTAGGTCAGGAACCACCGTTTTAGCAACTTCTCAGGATTTTTCACACTGGTTTTCAATGAAAGGTTTGTTAGATACTAATGAAGACGTTAAAAACCGTTATTCAGTTGAAGACGGTCGAACAAATGCTTTTCAATTAGTCACTGCAATGGACGCAGATGCTGCTGGAGTCATTGCAAATGGAACTCAGGCTCGTAGTGCTATAACTTATGATAATGGAACTGAAATGTCAGAAGATGTAGCTTTTGGTGCGGCTTCTACCACAGTAACTAACTTAAATTTAACATCTCGAACCAATCAACAACTTAAAAATAATTCTGAATTTGTATTAGCTTTATCGGACCTTTTTCCTGCATTACGTGAATTTTCCTTGCCACTTTTTATGACTGATGAAGTCGTGATAATTGAACTATTTTTTAAGACTAATCAAGAACAAGTGCGGTGTGTGCGGTCAGGAGATGTTATAACTGATGTTTATGAAATTGACCCTACAAAAACGAAAATGATTTGTGATTACATAACTTATGACCAAAAAACGATGGAAGAATTTGCGAATGCCAATCAAAATATGGAATTAACATTTTCTGACCCTGTTTTAGTTAAAGCACAGAACAATTTTTCTGATGTTGCTGTAACGGCAGGAACTGGTGTAAATCCTTTTACTACTAACTTAGGAGGTTCAGGGCGAATAGTAGACCAAGTCTTATGTAGTTTTGCTTTTAGAGATGATGCTAATATGAGTAACGTAACACCATTAAATAATTATTTGTCTGTTGATTTAACCACTGGTGCGGCTTCTACTGAAAAAATTGATTTTAATCTTCGTGTAAATGACCGTCTATTATTTCCATTAGATGTTAGTAATAGTTCTGAACAGTATAATAATCTTGTATTGGCTCAAGCAAGACCTGTTAATATTACGGCTACTGAATATGTTAAAGGTGGTTTTGGAAATCCATTTTCCACTTATTACACTCTCGAAGGTTACACCCCTGTTAATCATTCTCAAGGTTTGAAACGTTATTTAGGCGTTAGAAACTCAAGACCTGAGGAACGTATTAATAATTCAGGTATTCAATTACAACTCAATGTAACTGGAGCAGTTGATGAAAATGTTGTTATCAGAGCGTGGGTATTTGTTAGACGTTCAATAGCCTTTGATAAAGGACGCTTCAGAATTATTGATGTTTAAGTTAATCTTTTTTTAAATTTTTATTAAATTTTAAATCTTTTTTTTATTTTATTTTAATATAATAAAATGTCACAACCAGATTTTACATTCATCGAAGCCAGTCAAACTAATAGTTTTGAAGCTTCTGATGGAAATAATAAATGGATTAATAAAATTGAAGGCGGAATTGTTATTCCAAGTGGTTCTAAAATTACTGTTGAAAGTGCTTATATAAACGTTAAAGGTGCTGATGAATCTGTTATTGAAATGACTGGACGAGAACTTAAAGATAATACAGTAACAAAATATGTTGAAGAACCTGATATTAATGGATATTATCAAGGCTCATTTGAAGAAGAAGTATCAAGTGTTAAAGACAATTATGTTGTCGTTCAATTACAATATTATAAAAACGCTGATATGATGTATTATTTTCCTGCCAATTATCCATATAGCACCTATTTTGGTGATTATCCTGTTTATACTGGAGGTGGTGGAAATTATGTGGCTAGATGTGTTCCAATGGGAATGAATAAGGTATACGCTGTAGCAGCAGTTCATCCTGCTACGGTGCCATCATATCATATTAAAGGTGAATTTCAACAAGGAATTTTAAGTTCAACTTTTGCTTCTCCTTATGGTTATAATTTTCCACACGATTCAAAAAGATATACTATTTGTCAGAAAACATTAGCTACAACATTTTCTTTACAACCCGCAACTAATTTGTGGAGACGTGGTGGTGTAACAGGTCTTCAATGGAATCGTGATTTAGGTTTATATCATTATTATCCATATATTAAAGATGTTGAAATTAATATAACAAAAGGACCAAATACACCAAGTTCAATTGGAGAACAAGTAACACAACAATTAAATAAAATAACAACACCTGAAATTGTTAAAGTTAAATGTTGGGAAGCAGAACCTGCGATAGTTCTTGGAAAAGCTGGACCGTGGACAAATTATACTGAAGTTAATACAACTTTAAAAATGACTACACCGTGTTTACAAGCTTTTGAAGTTGGAACAAGTAGAACTTTTAGCAGAAGAACACAAGAACAATTTTTAGACCCTCTTATTAATAATGATGATTTAGATGCCAAAATGTATGATGATATATATAAATATATAGGAATTTATAATCCTGACCTTTTTATAGCTGGTAGACAAGTTGAGATTGACCCTACATTTCAATCAGGAATTAAATCTCATAGAATTTTAAATACACATATTTTAAATATTACAGCTGGAACTCACGATTATGTTTTTGAAACAGATTTAGAATATTCAGAAGAAATTTTAAAACCTTATTCAGTTTTATTTAATTATCAAACTGACGATTATAATTTTTATGAAAATTATTGTGCTAAAGATATTAATGCCACAAAAGACAATTATGTTTTTCTTCACATGGATTATTCAGATTTTAATGCTAGTGTTCTTCCTGTAAGAAATCCAAATACAGAATGGAAAACATACCCTTTTGGAACTGATAGAGAAGCCGCAATGCCTGCTGTTCCTTTAGTTGATTTTGGTAATCCACTTATGACAAATGCTTTATATATTAAATATGATAAAACTCAAAAAAATCAATATAGTGAAAATGGGGCTTATGGTGTTTTTACTCCTTATCGAAATCTTCAAGTTTCTGACAAATGGTTCTGTAAATTTACGGCTACATTTAGAACAACCACAAGTGGTTTAAATGATTTTTTTACTTTTCCACTTAGTAATAATATTATATATGCTGCTGTAACTGGTATGGAACAGGCAATGTTAGCTGAAGTTCGTAAATTTGGCTGGGATACACATTTCAGTGCAAATGGTAACCAAAGCATAGTTTTATATAATGGAATGACGAATGAAAGTAATTTAAAAGTTAATGTTCCTACAAAATACACCACAGAAAAAACTGTAGGTGGTAGTGCTATAGCACAGTTGACTTATTCAGATTTTAATAGAGGGGCATTATTTAGTAATAGTTTTAATTATGTAGATGATACTTTAACATCTGTTACAAGATTTTATGACGGTGGATTAAATTTATTATATTTAGGAAGTGATAATGCTTCATTAGGTTTTGAATTAACTGAATCAAGATTTGTTTTAAAAAATTTTCATACTCCACGAATTGAAAACAATACAAGTTTAAGTGGTTGGGATTCATTAGTAACTAATTTGGCCACAGGAGCAGATGGAAGAGAACAAATATTTTTAGGAAGTTCTGATACAACTGTTGAAAAACAAGTAACAGTTCCATTAACTATAAATCCTAATGGAAATCAACCAATCTATCAAATTAGCCCTAATAAAGTAGCTTTAGAACAAAACAGTATTTTTGGACTTGGAAGTTATACACAGACTTATTGGACTACTCTGTTTGGTATTAATTTTAATGCTGATGGATTAAAAACAAACACTATTTTTGATAGTCAATGTGGTATTTTTATTATAAATTTTGGTGTTGATGAAGCTAGTTTTAAAGAATCTTTATGGGACGTTTTAGGGTTTACATTACCACAAGTTAAAAACAATAATATTGATAAACACGATTTTACAAACCCTATTTATTTAAACAGACAAGAACATAAATTAAATCAAGGTGTTAATTTAGAAGGTGACATTATTCAATATCCATATACAAGTAATGCTGATATTAAAACATCAGAAATTAAATCCTGGAAAACAAATCCATATGGAATTTCTTATTTTAATACATTAACATCTCCTTGTAATTTTAGAGTTATAAGCGCAAATATAGAAGCTGAAAAAGGACTAACCCCCGCAGATATTGTTTATGGATTTCCTGAGGAAGTTCAAGAATATCAAGTTACACAAAATCAAACATCTACTTTATTATATGCTTCTTCATTAGCTAAAAAAACAGTTACACCATTTTATATGGTTAGAAGTGATATTTTACAAGACCAACAACAATTTTTTGGTGGTTCAAAATCTCAATCTTCAAGACTTCCTTGCGTGGCACTTATTAATAAAAGTAATCCTGGCGCTGATTATTTCACAGAAACAAGTGGTTCTATATCATATATTATTAAAAATCGACTTGTTATTAATAATATTACTACTGAAATATATGATAATATAGGAAATTTAGCTGAAAATATAAGTCCATATAGTTCAATAGTTTATAGAATTGAAAAATTATATAATGTTGAGCCTGTTTCACCTTTTCAAACATTAGGTGAATTCCAAGAAAATCAACAATTAGAAGAACTAAAAAAAAAAAATAAAAATAAAAAAAATAAGGATAAATAAAAATGCTAAAAAATAAAAATCCAACTTTTGCTAAAGCACGAATGCCTCAACTCAAAGAATTTGTTAAAAAATATAATAGAAGTGTTTTTAAAGAAAATAGAATTGTTTTAACAGATTTAACAAAAAAAAAATTAGTTGATGCCATTAATGATAAAATGCTTAATAATAGTTCTTCACCAGAATTACAGGAAGAATACAATAAATTAGCT